AGTTTGGTCACCCGCAGGCATTGCTTTTGCGGCGGAGGGTTCCCAAATTTTTTGAAAACTTTTCAGCATTTTGTAAACTCACAAAGTCTCATAAAGCGCCACAATCGGCTTCAGAGCGAGTTTAACGTTGTTCCGCTCATCATCCCGCCATTCAGCCACAGGACGAGAATTAAACAGTTCAACGAGGCCGCGATTGAGCTTCCCTGCATAGCTCAACCAGTGGTTCGGTGCGCCCGTGGTTCTCTCGGGATCATGCTCGCTGCGGTTGGCCGAGCCTGGCGGTGGCAGCAACCCACAAAACTGTGCGCCTACCTTGGCAATGTCCTGCGGCCACAGGTCAAGCTCCAACTGTTCGCGGTTACGTGCAAGGAACACGGCCTTGTCTGCATCGGCGAGCGGGATGCCCAGCCCCACGATCCACTCACCCTTTGGCCCCCGCACATGTTCCCTTCCCATGAGCAGCATCTGCCCACAGTCGGCCATGGCAAGCACGGCATCCCGTGCGGCGTCCTTTGCTGTGGCAGCGAGATGCTGCGCCAGCGTGTATTGCTCTTTTGCTCTCTGCTCGATAGCTTCAAGCGTGAGCGTTGTTTGTTGTTCTACGATTTCCATTTGTTTGTTTATATGTTTCTTTTGCCTCTTCACTTTTAAGCGCCGGGCTGGGAGGCAATCCAGTCTCGGCCAGAAAGTCACACGCGATCTTCGAGATCGCCTGTTTGGTGCAGCCCAAGTGCCTGGCGGCTTCGAGCATCGACATGCCGGCCGTCAAGGGATGCCCGAGTGCATAGGCCACGCCCCAGAGCGTTTTGCTGCGGCTATAACCGTGGTCGCTAAAAAAGGTGATGAAGCGATTGAGCGTCCCCATCAGCCGCTCGCTCGCTTCGCGGTATGCCGACAGGGGGGCTTCGGTAGGGAACAACCGCACACCTTGCAACGCATCAGCTTCACCGTCGCACACCGCCGCGAAATCAATTTCATAGCTCGCCTCGTCGTAATCGCTGGCGTCTCGGGGTTCGTGGCGGCTCATGTCTGTTGAAAGTTCTTATCGGTTTTTTCAACCTGTGTCAAGTGCCACATGCTGCAATGTTCGCACAAGTGGGCACGCAGGCTTTCTTTGTTTACGCGCTTGCGCCGGGCTTGCCAAGCATAAAATGCCGTGGGGTATTTTTTGAGCAGGGTGTGCCGGCACAGGCCGGTGAGTAGTGGCGCTTCCTTGCTCGTGAACTTGTGGCCGTTTGCACACACCCTTCGGCGGCGGGTGGAGCCGTCAGGTTGTTCGCGCGAGTCGCAAACTATGGTTGGGGTTTTGCAGGCTGGGCAGTTCATTTGGGAATTATCGTTTGCCCTTCTTTTTGTGGCGTGGAAATAATTCCAATTCTGAAGAAACAACACACTGGGATAAAAATTGAGGAAGAAATAAATCCCCCCCCTTTAGGGGGGATTTTTTCCCTTAATTTTTTCCCATGTGTTTCAGGGGTGAAAAAATTAATATTTTCCATATTTTTTCCTATTTTTTCCCTGCCCCGTTTTCTTGCCGTTTTTTCTCATAGTTTTTGAATGTTTTGCCCACAATCCCCCACTTCTTTTTCACTTCGATCCAGAGTTGCTTTGTCGTGCCTGTCCAGGATTCTTTGAATGCGCACACTTCAGCGTAGATGAGTTCGTTGATCTTTGACGGTGCCCCTGGCCCCTTTGCCGCTTCCTGCTCATCTTCGGGGATCGTTGCCGGTTCCCAATGAAGCCCCGTGTCGGCGTGCTTCAGAATGATCTCTGTCTCTGTCTGCGCAAACTCATCGACAACATTGGCCCGCTTGCCACGCTTGGCAAGGAGTAGCCTAAAGATGCCTTCGTGCTTCGTTGTCTGCAATACGGCGATTGCACGCGCCCAGTTCGTTAGCTCCGAACTTCCCATTCCGATGTAGGCAAAGTCGTTCGTATTCCAATGCGACCTTGCCTTGCTATCACTCTGTGGCTTGCCAGTGTGGTGACTCCAAACCCACGCAAATTTGCGTTGGAACGCGAGTGGGTTGCAAAGCTGCCGCAGGAAATGCGACATAACTTCTTGCCTCGAAATATCCCCGCCCACATAGGAAAGAAGGGGATCGCCAAAGACAAGATCGCGCTCGCCGTGGCGGTCAAGCAGCCGCCCAACCACCTTGACGAAATCATCAGAGACTTGGGCCGTGACGCGGGCAAAGGTCACATTCTCTTGCAGCACTTTGGCTGCTTCATCCATGGGCATTTTCGAGTTCAGTATGACATGGTGCATTACACCCTGCACAATCTCGGCCATGTCCCCACCATCGTTTTCAGCCTGCACGAATAGGCTTTTAAGGGGCCGCACCGGCACAATGCCGAAGAATGGCATTCCGAGCGCCCAGGTCATCGCTGCTTGCACGGTGAGGGATGATTTCCCGATGCCGGACTGCCCCACAAGTAAAAGCTGCCCGCCTTGGCAAACCCAGCGGTTGCCGAGCAAGATGGTTTTATCCTCTTCGGGCTTGTATTTCCAAAGATCAGAGAAGGTCTGCATCTCAACGCTGGAAAGCAATGGATCGCCCGCAGATCGTATCGCTGCGATAATTTCCTGCCTCGTGGCGCCCTCTTCCACCCAATCATTAGCGTCCTTGTGAGGCCTTGGGATTTCGACCCGCAAGACAAGCCCTTTGGCGCAGGAATCGATGATGTCAGCCATCCATTCCTCGCCTGGCACTTTCCCGTTGCTCTTTGGCGCATCGTTCTGGGGGAATGCAATGATTGTGCGCTTCTCGGCATAAGGTGCGGCCAATTTACCATTGCTGGCTCCCCGAGTAACAACCCAGAGCTTTGTAGCGGCTTCGTCAATGCCTACAGAGTGTGCGATGGCGAGTGCATCCCACTGCGACTCGAAAACATACACCTCCTTCGAGTCCTTGTTGCCGAAAACAAGTGCCTCGTTGGTCATCCCCCTTGGCTCAAAGCGCCATCCCCCATCCTCGACGCGGAAATGGTATCCTGTGCCGCATTTGAATGCCGGATGCTCACCACAGCGCCCCAGAATGCCAATCTCCTTGGCCCAGCGCATCGTTTCGACGCTGATCTTGCGCTCGTCTGCGAGCTTTTGAAGGAATGCGTCATCGGCTTGCGCCTGGCACTCGACCCATGATTTGGAATTAGTCTTTGAGCCGTTGAGTGAATACTTCGTTGCTGGCGGCTTTTTCTCTTGGCGCTCAATGCCGGCCATCGCCAAAAACCGCTCAATCGCAGCCTTGCGGTCGATATTTTCGACCTGTTCGATAAAGTCAATTTCATCCCCGCCCTCGCCAGTTCCATGGTCAAGAAATTTCCACCTCCCAGCCTTCTCATAGATTCCCCATGACGGCGATTTCTCATCGCGGAATGGCGATTTCACGCTCGACTTGGCAAACTCGCCGTAGCCCATCTCGCGCATGAGTTCCGGCAACGGCAACTTGGCGCGGGCTTCTTCTATTTTGTCCATTATTTAGAAAAACCCTCCACGCCTTCCGGTTCAGAAATTGGCCCATGCGTTAGGCTCCGGTCGGCGTGAAGGGTGAAATGTTGTCGCATTTGTGAAAAGGCTTTCTGACGGCCCGTTGCAATGTTAGCGTGCCCTGCGTTTCTTATCAAGATACCTTCTCAACGAATCCTCCGCTTCCGACTCAACGAACCTCGTCGCCTGCGTGACGATCTCAAGCCATTTGCCATCGATCTGGATCTCCCAATCCCACCGATAGCAATCGTCCTGATGGTTAGGCCAGCACCGCAAAGGGTATCCGCGCCAGGTTGAGCTATTCATCTTGGTTGGCAAGGAAGTTGTCGAGCTTGGCGACATCAGCGCGAAGCATCGCATTCTCTTCCAGCAAATCGTTTCGCTGGCGTTTGAGTTCTGCAATTAGTTCGTTCGCCGCCGCTTGATAGCTAGCGAGTGCGTTTTCGAGAAGTTGCACTTTGTTCGTAATCGTAGACATATTGTTTGATTTTCTCCATATCGTTTTCGGCCTGTGCGCGACCTTCTGGTGTGTCAGGGTAGGTGTATTGGTGCTTGGGAAATGGCTTGTCCCTGTGCAACCTTGGGCCTACTGGCGCATCGTCGTTCGCGCATATAGCTAATCGAATACTAAACTTCAATGGTGTAGAGTGTTTGCGCGTTGTAGCCATGCGCGCCCCGGCATTATGGTGGGATTGTTAGGTTAAAACGGGATATCGTCGCCGTCTTCGGTTTTCTTAGCGGGCTTCGGCGCGCCTGCCTTCCATGACTTCAACTCATCGCCAAAAATCCATCTGGCAATTGTATTGAATCGCTGATCGGGATTTGTGGCTCCCGGCTCCTCGCCGATCTCAGCCACGCCGACAGTGCCGATCAAGTCAGCCGCCTCGACGTTGACTTCCTCACCGGGAACAACGGCCTGCCCGATGCTGGCAAGGAACTGATCGATTTTCCATGAGGCTTTGGGAGTAAAGACGAGATGATCCCAGACTTCCGGCCCCTCGACATTATCTTTCAGCAGCACCTTGCAAACGAGCTTGATCATGTCGTTGCCGTTTTGGCTGATCTTCTCGACGGCATTCTTGATCTCGACTCGGTAGATTCCCGGCTCCACGAAATAGGTTCCGGCTTTCTTTGGTTCTTCTTGTTTGTAACTTGGCATTTTTATTTTTCTTTCTTTTTGACTTGGCGCATTTGCATTGTGCCTGGCGCGCTCTTGACCAGTTTCTCGGGGTTGTCGATGCCGACTTCGGCAGCAACCTCTAAAAAAGCATCAGCAGATATTTTCCCGCCAGCGAGCATGAAGGCCCGCTCGGGTGTGACTTGTGAAATGACTTTGATCGCATCCTCTGGCTCGACATACCGGCGACTTGCCGCATTCGTCAATTTCCACCCCGGCACTTCTTCGCCGGATTGCAGTCGTTCCTTCAAGGCATCGGTGAGCGGTTCGCCAAATTCCTTTGTGAACCATTTGAGCCGCGCCACGAAGTCGCTATGTTTGGCGGAATCGGCAAGAATGCGCTCGCGTATTACGTCAAGCGTCTCGCCACCCGTATCAGCGAGATCGGCAAGTGCCATCTGACTTTGTGCCACAAGTGCGCGGCACTGATTCTTATTCGCGCACCAATCACAATACTCGCACGGCACCGGCTGGGCTAGTGGTGCCGTGGCGCTTGCGATCACTTCGCCCACAATGCGCTCGCATTGCTCTCTGGTGAACTCGTAGCTGCGCACTGCCTGTTGATCCACATAAACGACATGGGCCGTCCAGCTTTCCTCCCAATGTGCATCCATGCAGGCCAGCGCATAGGCCGCGAGTTGCTCACGGTAATTTCTGATTTGCCCGGTCTTGATGTCGGCCACCCACTTCGCGCCGATGCACACCGCATCCGCAGTGCCGGGGCGTGATAGCCCTGGCACATCCATCTGCAAGTATTCCTCGCGGGTTTCGATACGGTGGCCATTGGCGAGTTCCAGCAGCTTAACAACACCCCAATTTACCGGCTCGGCGTATTCCCCAACATCTGGCAATGTGTCGCCGCTGATTGATTGGCGGATCATGCTGTCGATGGCTGTCCCGCGTTCTGCCGCTTCGCTCGCGCCACTTGCGCCAACGAAGACGGGACAGCTTGCGAGCTTGGGCAGCATTGATGGTGATATCTCTTTCATTTCTCTGATATCTTTCCTGCTGCTTTTATTAGGTCTGCCATCACGGCACGCTTTGCTCGCTCATACATGACGGCCTCGACATAGGCCTTTTCTGTCTCTTCCCACTTCTCCTCGTATGTATTAACGACTTCGCACTTTTCCTTTAATAGCCTCCATGCCTGTTCTCGCTTTTCCTTTAGGGCGGCTATTGCAGAATCGTTGAATGTCGTAGTTTCTTTGCTGCGTTTCATTTGCCAGCCCCCCAGTTGGCGACAGTCACCAAGAACGCATTGACATCAGATGCGATGCGCTTGATCGCTTTGTCGCTGCAATCGCGCCATGTCTGGCCTTCCTTGATTTGCGCCTTGGCAATCAAGAATGCGTTTACATCGACTTCGTTTTCTTCAACGATAACCTGCCATGCAGACGCTTCTTTTTTGGAAGAAGTTTCTGTGTCTTTTTCTTTCGATTTCGCAAACAAATGCGCTACGCTCTCCCAAGTCATCGGCAATTCTTCCGCCAGCCCAGAGCGAGTTTTGGCATCGTAGGCTGCGCTATGGGTTGTTAAGATAATGCGCTCCTTGCCACCGATGCCCTTGCTGCGTCCAGATTCGGATTCCACGGTCTTCGTCTTGAACTTAAAGAACCAAAGCTCGTCGGCCCACTCTTTCACAAGCGGCGAACATTGCTTGCTCATCTTCAACTCATAGCGATCATACGCTGCAAGAAGATCGGGCGGCTCGACGCGCTTGACTTGGCTATGCGCGATCAGCACGACATTCTTTCCGGCATTGATCAGGGATTCCAGCGAGCCAAGCAGGCGCGCCATCTTCTCTGCTGTCATCACCCAACCCTTGCCATATCCAAAATCCTCAACGGATTTCTTCTTATGCTCGGCGAGCAACTGATCGACAAGCATGCGCTCCGTCCAATCAATCGAGTCGATCACGATCGTGTCATAGCTCGCCGTTTGGCATTCGCGAATGGCGGCGTCGAGTTCTGCGGCATCTGATATTTCAGCGCGATCGGTCTCCAAGTGAGCCGTGCCGCCTTCGACATCGAGAAACAAGGGTCTCGGGAATTGTGCGGCGAAGGTGGATTTGCCCACGCTTTCGACGCCGTAGATTACCACGCGCTGGGCGCGGGTTTGTTTGCCTGATGTTATTTTCATTTCTATTTTTCTTTCTATTTTCGCCTTTTATTCACTCGACTCTGCCGCAGGCGAAACGGCAAAGTTGCTCTCCCGCACAATGCGGAAGAAATCCTTGGCAGGCATGACGGCCAGCCATTCGTGATCGTTGCGGCGATGAAGCACCACCGGCAATTTGTATCCTGCATCGCGTTGAGCCTGGCTCACCCAATCGTAGGGGTTACCCTTCTCGCACCGCTTCACCTCGAAATGCAGGCCACCCAAAGTCTCGCACACCACATCGGGCGATTCCGTGCCACCAGCGAATTGCTGCCCACGGCGAGCAGGGAATCCCTCGTCAGTTAGGAACGCGGCAGCCTCACGCTCGCCACGCTTGCCTTTTTGTTTAGAGTTCAATTATTAAGTTCTGGTTGGAGTTGCACAATGGGCATCGGTTGAAATCCGGCTTGCGCGCCGAGCTACTGATGGCAAGCGCGAATACAGCAGCAAAGGTCGCAATCATGATGAGCGCGATGATCACCCAATCTTTTGCTGTGGGTGTCATTCTCTCCAGTTCTTTAGGCGTTGCTCGCGCTCGAACCACCAGCGCCGCATTGTCTCGGCGCGAGATTCGGCACGCATTGATCCGAGCAGATAGCCGCAGGCAAACATTAGAATGCCGGCGAGTAGGTATGTGATGATGAAATCGCTCTGGCTCATTTGGCCCTCCTCTCACAGATGACATAATGGGGCCAGATGTCGTGAAGGTTCTGGAAGGCAAGTTCTGCGGCGATTTTGCTATCTGCCCAGATATGGTCGCCGAAGATTCCGAAAGCGGATGTGGCTTGGCAATAGTATAGGTTCATGTCTGTGGGTTACGGTTGGTGGCGCAGGGATGGAACCTGCGCCTTGGGGTTGTTAGATGCTCTGCAGGATTTCTCGGCCTGCGTTAATTGCTGCATCAGCGCATCTGGTTTTGCCCCTCAAGGCGGGATTGGAAAAGCCCCATGAAATTGTGTTTGCGCCATTGCCGTCTTTATTTTCTTGCGCGGCCCAGATGCAAAATTCTTTGCCGTATTTGGAGATTGCGTTGGTAGTTTTTTTGCTGAGTGTTTTCATTTTTCTATTTCTATTTAGTGTTTCTGTTTCTGGTTATGCTCGCGGTTTCCCGCTTGCTTGAGTTGGATTCTCTACATTCCCGCCCGGATGTAAACAAAAATCTTCGCCCCCATGAAAATTATTTTCTTGACGATTTCGAGAAGCTCGTGGAGCCGCTCTGGCATTAGAGCTTCGGGCGAAAGATCGAGATGTTTCTCGCATATCCGCCATAGGTCACGCGAATCTTTTTTTGCTCCAATTTGCCAGCGGCGTGCATCCTTTCGAGCCGGTGCAGGGCGGAAGTTCTCGTGATGCCTGCCTTCTCGGCAAACGATACAGACCACATCCAGCCATCGGCCTCGTAGTCCTCAAGCCTCTCGATTTTCGCAACCTCAAATGCCGCATTCCATGCTGCCGTTAAAGCGGCAGTATCCACGGGTTTTGTTTTGTTCTTTCGCATAGGTTTATTGTCATCTGTTCGTCTCTGTAATGCCCATAGGCGAAACCTTGGCTCCAGGCCAATGTCGCACGGCGCGTTGCCGCGTATTCCATGTCGAAACGCGCCAGCATCCCAACGCAATATCCACTCACGCCGTCAAGCGTGCGCGCCCGCTCTTGCCCTACTCGGTGAAGGTGGCCAATGACGCAGCGGCCATACGCTTCGGCATGGTCGCGGATCGCTTGGACATTGAACATGTAGCCGTGAAGGAATTTCGTCCCGCCAAGTTCGACATAGCTGCGAATGTGATATGGATACAGCCGCGCCTTGAGCTTCCGCGCCGTCTTTTCGATCTCGTCAATGACAAGCGTGGCGGCGTGCGATGCAAGCGCATTCGGCCCCCCAGCGAGCTTGAAAAGGCGGGCTTCGTGATTTCCATAAAGGATAAAGTTTGGCTTTAACTCTTGCAGAAAATCCACGCCAGCCGCCAAGTCCTCTGCCACACTCGCCGCTCTATCTTTCGCGTTGGGATCGTTCATCGCCCCGCTACGGCAGGCTGCGGCATCGATGAAGTCGCCAAGGTGCAGGATCGTATCAGGCTTGAATCGGTCGCGGAATGTCAGAACGGCCCCTCGGGCCTCATTGTCGATGCAGTCGCCGTGGCTGCACGACACTGCCATCCACTTCTTCCATCCCCTCACGCTTCTTCCTCCTCCTCGTCCTCTTCATCCTCGTCCTCGCAGGGCCACAAGATTTCATCGGCATCCCTTGCAAGCGTGCGCGTGGCATAGTCATTGCCCCATTTGGTTTCCATGTGGAAAGTCTCGCCCTGTGATTCCCAAGAGACGATGACAAGGCCGCAATCAAAATTCTCGGCAAGGATTTTCCTCACATCCTCCAAGACATCCTTGCGGTCTTTTGGTGCTGATTTAGCCATTCCAGTTCCTGTGCGGGCCATTGTCTATGTGAACGAATCCGGGGTATCGCCCAATGCCGCCATCGAAAATCTTGGCCTCGCGCACGGCAATGGCGGCGCGATGCAGATCAGGGATCGCTATGCGGGCCGTCAGATCGAGCGCACGGAATTGAGTGTGGAAGGATCCTTTCGTGCCACCAATGGCGCGGTTGTAGTTCTCGTTCCTGTAGGCCGAAAGGATTTTCAACGGCACGCCCACGCGCGCGCGAATCTCATCAGCGGCTCGTAGTGCGGGGATGATATTCGGCCACAATGATTCCTCTGGGATTGCATTGCAGCGCAGATAGGCATTCATCGCGCCGAGATACAATGCCTCTCTGGCCGAAAAATAAACGATCTTGTTTCGGTCGAGAAATTTCTGGAAGCGCAAATGCTGCGCGGTCATTTTGTCGATCGTGGTTTCGGCAGTTCGTAGCTGAAGGTTCCGTAGTCTGTAGAGACCCCGAATCGCAAGGTCTCGCAGCCGCACAGAGCCAACAGGCAAGCCGTCATCAAGAAGGCGACAGCAAGCACCGTGGCGACATTGTGTGGGGAGATCATTTCTTTTTGCCGCTATTGCGTAGGAGATTTATTAATCCCACAGCGCCGATTGCAGTCGCCACGATCTGGTTGGCGAGTTGCGGCTCAAGGACGATCCCAAAGCTGCCCGCGATAAGAATTATCCCGCGCCAGGTTGAACTCTGCCCGAGATAGTTAAGTGCTGTATCAATCAATTTCATTCTTTTGGCCTTTCAGTTTTCGCGACATGTAAACCGCCGTGCAAATGGCGGCGATTAACCCAAAGCAAGCGGTCGCGAATTGCACGCCTGCTGTGAGATGGGGGAGAAGGGAGATGAAAAGCGAGACGCCGGATGCCGTTGTTCCTGCGGTGGCGATTAGGAAAGGGTGTTCGTTCATGGTTCAACAATTTCAATCCACGGCGGGAGTGGCGTTCCTTCCGGCAGCATCGCACTCCACTCCCAATAGGTTGGTTCGTCAACATCGTCGGGTGTCGGCACTAGCGTCACACCCCACTCCATAGGGCGGGTTTGATCGGTGGCGGTTTGATCCCAACAAAACCACGGCAGATCATTGTCGTGAAGCTCGGTCGCTCGATAGCGTGTCATTGTGTGGTTCATGGCAGTCCGAGTCCTTGGCCGAGGGTGGATTTGTAGAGATCACGCAATGCGGTATTTTGAGACGAAGTTAGCGATTGACCAACAAGGGCAGCGGTGAATGCAATATCGCCTTTCCAAGGGTCAAATGTGAACGCCGCCCCTTGCGCTCCAATCCCAAAATCTCCCGATCCCGTGGCATTATTTGATGTGCTTGCAAGTGTGGCGTTTGTTGTATTTTGCCACAAGTTGCCAGTAAATGCTGGCTTGTTTAAGGACATTGCTGCAGTTGCCCAGGCATCGTTTGCAACGCCAGCAATGTTTGTAAAACTCTGTCCGCTTCCGCCAGCATAATCCGAATACAACCAAATTTGATTTTCAAAAAGCAATCGCACTCCTGTAATTCCATCAATTCTATGCCCGAGTAATGCCCTTACTTCATTGCCTTGCGCTGTCCTTTTGAAGACAGTAAAGGCAGAGAACAATCCTGCCGTGCCGTCAATTGAAAGTGCGGTAGAGATTCTATCATTAGTCCCATCAAATGTAATCCCATCCACTCCCCAAGTCGGCCCATTTACCAGTGTTCCATTGTAGGTTCCAAGCCCGCCGAGCGAGTAGGCTGTCGATCCTGTGCCTGCGTTCTGCGCGGATCGCAACGGCCAGCAAACCATATCGTCGTAAAGGCCAAGATTCTTGATGCCCTTCACAAAAAAGTTGATCGCCGCTCGATCCTGCGCACCGCTTACTTGGCAGAACGCCCGCGCATTGCTATCCATGCTCGACGCGATGAATGGGAAGCTGGCAATCATTAGACGATATCGCCGCCAAGCACCCACTCGTTAGTGCCGAGCTTGAGAAGGGTTGCGATGCTGTATCGGCTTGCGACTTCATCCGCCCCGCCCGGTGCATTGATCGTCACGCCAGAGCCTGCGGTGATCGCAACGGCGCTGATTGCTGAGCGGTAGATTAGAACCTGCGAGCCTGTCGGGAATGCTGCCGTGGAGAATGGCGGCACGGTGATTGTCATTCCCGTGGTGGCATTGATCAAACCATAAGCATCGGATTGCGCGAGCGTGTAACTTGTCGTCGCCACCGTATTGATCGGCAGATTAAACTGCGGCACCGGCGAGAACGAATCCGCATCAATCAACTCTTCCGCCACCGAGCAAGCCTGCAGGATCACAGTCGAGCGAGTGCCGCTCTCTGTGAGTTCCAATTCAAGATCGAGATCAACAGCGGCACTGTTGCCGAGCAAATCGCGCAAGGCGAAGGTGGCAAAGTTCACATCGGCGGTTTTGCCGGGTTTGGCGGTGGTGCCATTCTCAACCGTGAGTTGCGGTTGATTCATATAGCCTTTTGCGCCTGAGAAGGTGATATCAAAATACTCGCCTGGGATTCCTGTCACGACTACGCCACCAGAGCCAATCGAGTCAAGTGCTTGGAGTGCTGCTTGCACATCTGCTGCGCTTGCAGTTGCTGAGATCGGCGCGGTTTGGCGGGCGGTTGTTGTGATCGTTCCTGATGTTGTTATAACCGTTGCCGATCCCGTGATGAGAGTGCCGCCAGCGGTTGCTGCAACGGTGAACTGCGTTACCTCTGGAATCGTATTGACGAAATATGTTGTGCCACGAGTGTAGCCGGTGATCGTGGTATCGAATCCGGTGATCGTAACAGGCTGATTCAGCGCCAAGCCATGAGTCACCGTCGTGATGAATACGCCGCTCGTCACCGTGGAATTCACGGTGAACGAGGTTGACGGGAATGTGAGGCGATAGTTACCGCTGAATGGCTCACGGCTGAATGTCAGTCGCTGCACTTCATTATCAATGCCGCTGCCCGTCACCGTCGTGGAAATCGTCGCTGTGACGGTTGTTCCAAGATTCGTCCACGAATCCTGATAGACGGCAGGCGTAAGTCGAAGCTGAATTTCCTGCACTTCCTTCACGCTCGCACTTCCCGCAATACGCTCGTCAATCACGGCAACGGTATCGGGAATCAGTTGCGAGACGTTGGCGGTGATGCTGCCCTGCGTTCCGGCAGTCGTGAACCGCACGGTGAAATGATCTGCAAGCTCGCCCGTCACCGATACACCGCCTGCGCTGGAGATCGCCGAGAGCGCGTTGAGCGCCGTCTGGATCGCGCCTGCCGTGGCAGCGGCATCGATGGCGCTGGTGGTATCGCCGCCAAATGTTAGCGTATAGGTTCCTGTCTCTGGCACACCGAGCCGCGAGCCGATCCCGAGCTTCACGCTGGCGCTCGATTTATCGACTACCTCGAAGGGTCGATTGATTACGCCAGTGGCCTCCAAGAAGTAGAGATTGAAAGCGCCGTTGTCGCCCTTGGTGAAGGTCGCCAGCCCCACGGGAGCCGAGTTGGTTTCGCTGGCGACGAGTCGCCGGTTCGTGAGATCAATGAATAAATCGCGTGCCATGTCGTTAGTTTGGCGGATATGTCAAATGTAATTCTTTGCCGAGTCGCAGCACCCGCTCACGCGCCTTGCAGTTGACGGGTGCGAGCGTTCTGCTTTTGCGAAGAGTTCTTTTGCGTATTCTTCGTTGTTCTGACCGCGCTCAATACATTGCTTGCAATTCCCGATCCACGGCTTTCCGCCATAAAGACCGAGCGCGCATGTAAATTGGCCTCGATCACGGCTACGAGATTGGTGTTGGCAAGTCATGGGATTCTAACTTCAACGCCAGCTTCATATGGCCCATCTGGAGTTCCTAATCTAAAAAGAGTAGTTCCCGGAGTCCCCCCTTCTGGTATTACACAAAAATCCCATGTAAGTGACCAAAGTGGAGGCGAATTTTGCCCGAAAATTTTTTCATCTGGTGGTTCGTAATTGCATGGGAAATATACTAAAGCAATCTCCTTGCCGCACGATAAATTTCCTTTCCAGAGTTGATATCCGGTTCTGTAAATTGAAGCTGTCTCATATGTAACTGGCGGAACTGTTCCAGAATATACATAAGCTTCATAAACATCCTCAAAATTATCCTCAATTGAATTATTGTCATCAATAAATCCACTTTCACCAAAAAACAAACACGGCCTTGTTGAAGATTTTCCATTTCTATAAACAGTCCACAAATCATTCTCAAAGCGAACACCGTTTTCTGTCGTCCCATATGCGGCCTGTCCCGAGATTTTGGAAATAACTTGCCCGTAAAAACGAATCGTTAAAGGCAAATTTGCTTCTGAATAGCTTCCGTCAGCAAGTTTTGTTGCAGGATACCAGCAGCAGCCTTGAAAGCAACACTCGCAACTCGCCTTCTTATCTTTAAGAACGATTCTTTTATTTCCCCCTTCGTCTATATTGTATTTGATCGTCGCCATCAATCACACTCTTCAGTTCCAAGCCATTTCAGTTGACCATCTACAGAACCCAAGACAAAAGTCCCGCTGCCTGGAATGGCTGGAATTTTCAGTCTCCTTTGCTTGTGGCCACCCTGTCCTGTGGTTTCTTCGTAAAGGCTGCGATGGACGTCAAGGCTTGCGTAAACGAAATTGCGCATAAGTTCTGTTGCACTAATGGCATAAGGATAGTCCTCGCCACTTGACCCCTTCGGGCGGCTTGCCCTCTCTTGAAAATCAACTGGCAGTTCGCTTGCCATTAGTAGCCGTAATTGATTGTGATTTCATCCCAGAAGCCGTGATTGACGATGTCGGTCTGCGGGGCGGCTGTGCCTAAATTGACTCTTATTGTTTGAGCAAAAGAATAGAAGCCCGGCGGCAAGAGTTGAAGCCGCTGGCCTTGGACATTATTAAATTTAAGATCTAAAATTCCTCCATTGATAGGATATTCAATCCTCTGTTGCTCTTGACCATAAGACTCGGTTGCAGCGTAATAAACCAAACCCTTCCGCGCCCGAAATGCTCCAAAGAAGTCTATAGAATTAATGTCATATGGATACGGCACCACAAATTGCTGAACATTTACAGGGATCGTAACATAAGCCG